CTACATTATGGCGATGGGTACATGGTCCCGTGACGGCGGAGCGGGGGCCGATGACGTGGCGGTGTTCCTGACGTCAGAAGGCGAGGCGATTGTGTACGCGGGAACCGACCCGTCCAGTGCGTCTACATGGTCGCTGGTGGGTGTGTTCCGTATCGGCAAGCCCATCGGGCGCAGGTGCATGATTAAGGCCGGCGCTGACCTGATTATGGTCACACAGGACGGCTTTGTGGCTGCATCGCAAATCCTTATCGCGGACAGGTCCCAGGCGGACGCTGTGTCCATCTCCCAGCAGATCAACAAGGCGGTGAACGACGCCGTACAGGCCGGATCATCCTTGTTTGGGTGGCAACCCTTCATCTACCCAAAGGGTGCGATGCTGATGTTCAACGTGCCTCAGAGTGCCGTTGAAGCTCACCAATACGTGTTCAACACCATCACACGCGCGCCATGCCGGTTTACGGGAATCAACGCGGCGTGTTGGGGTCTGTTGAATGATTCTGCCTACTTTGGCGGGCAGGATGACGGCACGGTTTATAAATTTGACGACGGCAACGACGATAACGGCTCGAACATCAACGCTGATGCCTTGCAGGCGTTCAACGACTTCCGCTCACCTGGAGCAAACAAGCGATTCACGCTGGTTGAGCCAATCTTCCAGAGTAACGGCGCACCATCGGCCGCGCTTGATGTGAACCTAGACTATCAGATCCGCCGCCCTACCGCCGTTGCCTCGACCTCGCCTGTAACGGCTTCCAAATGGGGCATCGCCAAATGGGGCATCGGTAAATGGGGTTCGGCTTCGCAGACCTATAGAGGCTGGCGTGGCATCCGTGGCATCGGACGGGCCGCGTCGTTGCGCATTCGGATTTCCACGAGTGTCAATCAGCCTTCATGGTTGGTCACAAACTGGTTGTATGTGCCGGGCGGGCCGCTGTGAGACTGATTTACGGCCATGACGCAGAGGTTGCGGCATGGGTGGCTGAGAACATCCCCGACGTTGGCGAAAGAGGCTTTCACGGGCCTTCTGCCGCGATAGGGGTTGCGACCGACCGGCTGATTGCCGGGATGGTTTATCACGACTACCAGGAACAGTTTGGAACGATGCAACTGAGCATGGCCGCCGTCACCCCCATTTGGGCGCGGCGCGAGGTCATACGTGAATTGCTGGCCTATCCCTTCCTTCAGCTTGGGTGTTTCAAAGTCTGGACCACGACGGCCCAGAGCAACGAACGCGCACTGAAGGTTAACGAACACGCCGGGTTCAAGCGCGAGGCCATCCTTGCGCACCAGTTCGGCAAGAAACGACACGCGGTCATTATGAGAATGCTGCGCCCCGACTTTGACCGCCTATATGGAGACGCACATGGGTAAAAGTTCACCCTCGGCCCCCACACCTCCCGATCCCGCACAGACCGCCGCCGCACAGGCCGCCGCGAACAAGGAGGCCGTGCGCGAGAGCGCGCTGATGAACCAGATCACGCAAGTAACCCCGTGGGGTTCCTTGTCGTACACTGGCGAGTTGGGCAGTCCTGACAGGACCGTGACACAGACCCTTGCCCCCGCACAGCAGCAGATGCTGGAGCAGAACAATCAGGCGGGGTTGCAGTACGGCGAGATTGCCAACAACCAGCTTGGAGCCGTGGCGGAACGGTTCTCGTCCCCGGTGGAATTTGCCGGTGCGCCTCCCACGGCTGATCCCGAAGCGTGGCAGCGTTCCTATGACGCGATTATCAACCGCAACCAGCCCCAGGCATCCCGCCAGCGCGAGATGCTGGAAACCCGGCTGGCGAATCAGGGCATTGACATCGGTTCGGCGGCGTATGGTTCGGCCATGGATGATTACAACCGGGGCCAGAACGACTTTAGCCTTGCGGCACAGAACGCGGCGTTGGGACAGCAGGCGACGGCCTACGGCATGGATGCGTCCGCTTATGACCAGGCCATCCGCAGTCAGCTTATGGAACGTCAGGCACCGCTCAACGAACTCGCGGCCCTTATGTCCGGCACACAGGTGCAGGCACCCCCGCAGATCGCAACGGGGCAGTACATGATGAATCCCGCCGACATCATGGGCGCGACCTATGGCAGCTATAACGGCCAGATGAACGCCTACAATGCGAATCAGGCAAACGACGCCTCAAACATGCAGGGTTTGGCAGGGCTTCTTGGTGCTGGTGCGCAGGCTTACGCCTACAATCCGCTTGCGTGGTCAGACCGTCGCCTCAAGGGTGACATCGTTCGCATTGGCACCTTTGCCAACCTTCCCCTGTACGTCTGGCGCTACATCTGGGGCGCTCCGGGTGTCGGGTTCATGGCCGATGAAGTGAGAGAGGTGAAGCCGTGGGCCGTGCATCGCATCGGTGACTTTGACGCGGTGAACTACGCGGAGGCCATTCGATGATCGGCGGCAAGTACACCCAACTGCTCCAGAACCAGCCCAACGTCAACAACGGCACGATGTGGGGCGGGCTTGCGCACGTCTTGCAGCAGGGCATGTTGGGCCACTCCATGGGCAAGGATCAGCGTGAGGAAGAGGCCACGCGCCAGCGTCTCACGGAAGCCCTGACAGCCATGACGGGAACGCCGGACAACACCATCACATGGAACCAGCCGACGCGCCCTGACGGCACGGGTGATCCCACCACGTTGATTCCCGGTCAGGAGCCGAACCGCTCGCTTGCCATGCAGATTATGGCGGGTGATCCGAACCTTGCGCCGATGGCGTTTGGCATGGCGAACTCGGAACTGGATTACCAGCGCCAGCTTGACGCACAGAACAACAATCTGGTGCAGGCGTGGAATCCCGAAACTGGCGCTTACGAATACATCCGACAGGGTGACGCCTTGGGCGCGGTTGCGGAAGCGCCCCCGGCCCCCGGCGAGCCTCTGGTGAGGGAGTTCAATGAAGGCGGGTCAATCGTGACCAAGCAGTGGGATGCGGCCTCACAGACATGGACGCCACTTGCTACGGCCCCCCGTTGGCAGCCCGCCGCGCCCGCCGCAGCGAACTTCTCTAACTTCACGAACGGCCTCGGCGATATTGTGGCGGTCGATCTGTCGACCCCCGAAGGCCGCGCCCGCGCAAATGAACTGGCGCAGGCGGGTTATTACGAGGCGAGCATCACCGCGCCGTCTGGTGCTGACCTCGGCGTTCGCACTGACGGGCCGATTGATCCTTCTGGCGATCCCATTGATCCAGATAAGGGCTATCATTGGGAGCCTGATCCTGGCAGTCAGTTTGGGTGGAAGCAGGTTGTCACCCCAGGCTCTGAAGCTGACCGTGAGTTGCAAGAAGCGGCAGAAACCGAGGCCAACGCAGCGGAGTCCGAACGCGAAACCGCAGACTTCATGGTGCAGGATATCAACCGCGCCATTGACCTGGTTAACGCAGGATGGTTTATCCCCCTGACCGGCATAACCGGCGAGCTTGGTTCGTTTGTCCCCGGCACCCCGCAGCACGATCTGGCACAAATTATTCTTGGCCTCGAAGCCAACATTGGGTTTGGTTATATCAATGAGATGCGGCAGGCATCGCCCACGGGCGGCGCGCTTGGCGATGTTAGCCAAGGCGAACTGGACCGTTTGACGGCGGTGCTGGGTAGCCTCAAGCAGTCGCAGAGCCGTCCGCAGTTCCTTTTCAACATGGAGAGGCTACTCGAAACCTACAACGAGGTCATCCACGGCACTAACGCCGCGCCAACCGCATCCGGTGGCGGAATTACGCCCGAGGATGAGGCGCTAATCAATAAATGGGCGGTGCAGTAATGGCGACGCTTGATGAAGTTCTCGCTGCGTTGCGGAATGCCGACGCCGCAGGCGATGCCGAGGCGGCAAAAAGGCTTGCCGAAATCGCCCGTTCCATGCAGTCGTCACCGCCCGCTCGCCCCGAGGTTGACACACTTGAGGGCATGGGCCGTTCGTTTGTGCAGGGCGGCACGTTTGGCGCTGGCGATGAAATCGTTGCCGGTGGCGTTGCGCTAAAGAACGAACTTCTGCAATTGGCCCCCGAAACATTCGCCGACATTGGCGAATCTCTCGGCCTCCCCGGCGTATTTAGCAGTGTCGATAGGCCCATGGGCGAGGTTTACGATGCCTCACTCGAAAACGAGCGCACACGCCTTGACGACTTCCGCGACCAGGAACCCATCTTGGCCTATGGCTCGGAGATTGTGGGCGCAATCCCAACGGCAGTAGGGACTGGCGGCGCAGGTTTGGGCGCAAATTCCCTGCGGGCAAAGATGCTTCTGGGCGGGCTTGAGGCTGGCGGGCAGGGGTTTGTCTACGGGTTTAATGCCGGTGAAGGTGGTGCGGGTGAAAGGCTTGAGGATGGCCTTTTGACAGGCGCTCTTTCCGCGCCCCTGGGTGTTGCCGCGCCGATGTTGGGGCATGGTGTGCGGAACCTGACAGAACGCCTACTCACGCGCCCTGCCGCTGCGGCTGCGGGGCTGACCAAGCCTGCATACGACATTGCAACCCGCGTCATGGGCGCAGACGGTGCGCTGACCGGCCCCGGTGCCACAAGGTTGGTTGCGGCTGGTGATGATGCCATGATTGCCGATGCCGGACCAAGCGCATCTGCCTTGCTTGATGTTGCAATCCAGCGTGGTGGGCCAGCAACGGTTATTGGCCGTGACGCGGTTGAGTCTCGCGCGTCCGATGCCAACACGGTTCTCACAAACGCATTTGATAGCGCCTTCGGGCAGCCCGCAGGCATCCGGTCTACAGAAAACGCCATCCGCACAGGATCGGCCCCCGCCCGCGTCGACGCATACGATTTGGCTTATTCGCAGATCATCGACTATTCCACGCCCGAGGGCATGGCGCTTGAACAGATCGTCCGAACCCGTGTCCCCGAATCCGCCATCCGCGCCGCCAATGAACTGATGCGCCTGGAGGGCAACCAGTCCTCGCAAATACTCATCAAGATTGCTGACGATGGATCAGTCCTGTTTGAAACCATCCCCGATGTTCGCCAGCTTGATTACATCACGCGGGGACTCAATCAGGTGGCCGATGCTGCGAACGGTCAGGGCCAACTAGGAGGAACCACCCCCCTTGGCTTGGCGACATCCAACCTTGCGCGCGAAATCCGCGACCTGACGAAAACGCTGGTGCCTGAATATTCTGACGCCCTCTCCACCGCCGCCCACGCCATTGAGGCGCGCAACGCCCTTCGTTTGGGTGCGGACGCACTAAGCACTCGCATCACCCGCGACGAATTGGCCGAACAGTTGGCTGGTATGACAGACGCGGAACTCACCTTCGTTGCGCAGGGTATTCGCTCACAGCTTGACGAGGCCCTTGCCAATGTTCGCAGGGCGATGACCGATAGCAACATGGACGCGAGGGAGGCTGTTGCCGCTTTGCGCGCACTGTCCAGCCGCGCCGCCCGTGAAAAGATTGCTATGGTCATTGGTGAGGACGCTGCCAACGAACTGTTTTCGACCATCGACCGCGCCACCATGGGCCTTGATCTGAGGTCCGCTGTGGCGACCAACTCCAAGACGTTCGCGCGCACCTCAATTGATGATGCGGTGGCGGCCCAAACCGACGACGGGGTTATCAATGCCCTTCGTAGCGGACAGCCTCTCAATGCAACGCAGCGGTTTGTTCAGACCGTTATGGGCAGGACTGCGGACGACAAGGCCCGCATTGCGGATGAGACATACAGCAGTCTTGTCAATATGCTGACTGGCCCGCGTGGTCAGGACGCACTAACAACGCTTCTCCAGCTTCAGGCGGCGGGGCAGGGCATCCCTGCGGCGGCGAACGCGCATGGTAGACTCACGCAGCAACTGTTGCGGCCCTTTGCCCCGTCTGCCGGGGTGAACCTCGAAAGCCTCATTCGCTAATTCAGGAAAGCCCAAAAGCCCATTGTCCAGAATAGACCGGGGACAAAGAGACAGAGGATTACAATGCGGTCAATCCGGTTGCCGCTTCGGCCCATTCGCCATAGGCCGTAGGCAAACGATGCTGTGAGTGCGTTTGCGGCCATGATCGCCAGCGTGATGGCAATGATTTGGCTTAGTTCGCTGTCCAATTACTACGTCTCCGGTTGGTTGCCTAAACGTAGGGATTGAACCCCACCCTTACCATTACAATTCGCGCCCCATTTTGGAGCGCCCCGCTGTGAAGCGGCGCATTCCCTGAGAAGGAACAAACATGGCCCGCAACGGATCAGGAACCTACAGCCGTCCTGTAGCTGACTACCAGTATGACACGGTTATCAGTGAGACCGATGTTAACACAGAAATGGACGACATCGCTACGGCGTTAACCGCGTCCATCGCCAAGGACGGGCAGACCACGCCCACCGCGAACCTGCCGATGGGAACTTACCGGCATACGGGAGTTGGGAATGGTTCGGCCCGCACAGACTACACGGCAATGGGTCAGACCCAGGACGGCACCGTAAATTGGGTAGATGGGGGCGGTGCGGCTGATGCCATCACCGCAACCTATTCCCCGGCTATCACGGGGCTTGTTGATGGGCAGATTTGCTTTGTCCGTGCGACCGCCGCGAACGCGACAACCACCCCGACATTTTCCCCGAATGGATTGACCGCAAGAACCATCGTGAAAGATGGCGGCTCCGCGCTGGTGGCGGGTGATATTGCGGGCGATGGTCATGAACTGATCCTGCGCTACAATCTCGCTGGGACGCAGTGGGAACTTCTGAACCCTGCGGCGGTGGCGGCGGCTACCGCGTCCACCACGACGCCCGGCATCGTGGAACTTGCCACGGCGGCAGAGGTGCAGGCCGGTACGGATACGGGCCGCGCGGTGACACCCCAGGGACTCATGGGTTTCGGCAACATCAGTGCCGCCACATGGTTCCTCGATGAAGACGACATGATCTCCGATAGCGCCCTGCGGGTGGCAAGCCAGCAGTCCATCAAGGCGTATGTTGCCGCACAGATCGCGGCGCTAACAACCATCACGGCGGGAACGCCGCTGGTGCAGAACCCGTTTGCAATAAACACCTCTGTTACCCAGGCGCATGGGCTTGGTGCGGTCCCGACCTTCTTCAAGATCGAGTTCGAGTGCCTCACCGCGCAACACAACTGGTCGGTGGGCAACAAGATCGTGCTTGGAGCGGTTGGCCCCGGTGGCAGCAGTGTTTCAGGACAGGTGGATATTGCCCTCGATAGCACGAACGTCGTTGCCTACATCGCAAACTCCAGCTTCACGATCGTCAACAAGACAACCCGTGCGAGCAGCACGCTGACGCCCGGCAACTGGAAAATGACCATCACGCCTTATCTGGTCGCGTAACTAAGGGTTGTGTTTTGATGCGCGTTAACCTACAATATCTGGCGGCTGAGAAGGGTGCTGGTAACACCCTCCCCAGCCTGACCACAACCGCCTGTCAATGAGGCGTGTCATGGCTGAGGTAGTACATAGCGCATCTGTCCGCGTGGGTCCGTTACAAAGTTTCGGACGTTTTGCAATGCTCGCCCTTGTGGCGGGCTTTCTTTTTGCCTGCACCACGGATGCAACCCGTGCTGTGGTTGCGCTTGAGTCCGTCGTCATCGTTTACGCGAACGAGGAAGGCTCGGCCCACGGTTCGGGCGTTGTCATCGGTCAGGACATGATCCTGACGGCGGCACACGTCACCAACGGGCGCGACACGTTCATCACCTTCCGCGACGGCACAAGTGAATGGGGCGAGGAAATCGACGCCTCCAATGCACCGAAGATGCCAGCCCCCGACCTTGCCCTTGTGAATGCCCCTACAGGCGACAGAGAACACGTCTCTGTGCGTTGTACGCCGGTTGAGGTAGGCGAACCCCTGTTCATCGCCGGACACCCCGTAGTTAGCCGTTGGGTGGTGATGTGGGGGAACGTCGCCGCCACCGACTTGTTGGAGGATTCCGACCGCCAGTCCATCGGGGATGAGGGGAGTTATTACATTGCCCAGATTCCGGTGGCCCCAGGCTCAAGCGGTGGCCCGGTGTTCGACATTGACGGGAACCTTGTCGGGATTGCCACGGCGCTTCTGAACGCTCCGCAGTCCATGGGCTTTGCAACCATCGCCGTTCCGACCTCTCTGGCGATCATCCAGTCACCCAAGACGATCTGCGAGTTTCTGGGCAAATGACCATGATCTCCAACGAATCTGTTGACCACGAGGCGCGGGAGATTGCGCGCCGTGCGGAGCAAAAAATTGACTCCCATGAGGATCGCTGCGGCGAACGGTGGAAGGAAGCCCGCACAGAAATGAAGGGCATCCGAGACTCACTTGATTCGTTCCGCAACCGCCTGTGGTGGCTTGTGGGCGGCGTCATCGTTGCGCAGTTCGCTGCGATTACATGGCTTGTTGACAAGACACAATAGAAAGGCCCTGATGTGGCCAATCCCGGTGTGACTTACGAACAATGGCAGGACTGCACAAGCGCCCTTGCCATGCACGGCACCAAGGCCGAGGCCGCGAAGGTTCTTGGGCTTCCCTACGAGACATTCCGCAGCAGGCTTGCCAGCGGTAACACCCGCTTTGCAGGCAGGGCGGGGGTCGATGGTTCCGCGCCCGATGGTTACATGGTCAAGGGCCGTTCGACTCTGTACGGGCCGGATGGTGAAATTAAGGCCGAATGGGTCAAGACCACGGCGGACCGGGAACGGCTGCTGGAAATCGCCATGGAGGCGGTTAAGGAAAGCGCCAAGGCTTTGCCTAAATTAAGGCCGCGCCCTATTAAAGACAAAGCCTACAACGACGAACTGATGACGGTGATCCCATGGGGTGATCCGCATTTCGGCTGCTATGCGTGGGGCGAAGAAACGGGCGGCGAAGATTTCGACACGGACATTGCCAAGCGCGACCTGTGCGCAGCCGTTGACTATCTGGTGTCTCAAGGCCCGCGTTCAAAACAATGCGTCATCGCGAATCTCGGCGATTTTTTCCATGCAGACAACCACGCAGGAATGACCCCCGGCCACGGCAACGTGCTGGACGTGGACTCCCGTTTGCAGCGTGTTATGCGGATTGGTGTGTCTGCCGTCCGCCAGTGCATCCACACGGCCTTGGAACGCCATGAGACGGTGCATTTTGTGCCGGTGGTGGGCAACCACGACCCGGTGCTGGGAATGGCGATGGGTGTGCTTTTGGCGAACGTCTATGAAAACGAACCACGGGTGATTGTCCACGATGCCCCAACCCTTCGACATTACATCAGGCACGGAAAGACCCTGCTCGGCTTCGTGCATGGCGACAAAACGAAGGATGCGAACCTTCCTGGCATCATGGCGACAGAGAAACCTGAAGACTGGGGCAAGACCCGGCATCGGTATTTCTTCCGTGGCCACCACCACCACGACTCACGGGTTGAGTTTAACGGTTGCATCGTGGAGCAGGTGAGAACACTCGCCGCGAATGATGCCTATGCCGCAGGCGGTGGGTATCTGTCCGGCAGGGATATGAAGCTAATCGTCATGCACTCGGAGCACGGCGAGGTGGGCCGTACGACCTGTTCCATTGACATGCTGAGGGACGCCGCATGACCGCTACACGCTACATAAACCGCACCTATGCCGCGTATAGGCATCATTTATGAACCGCCGCGACATCCTGAACCGCGCCGCCGATCTGACAGAGGGTGACAGGGACAAAGAATACGGTTCCTGGGCGGACAACTCCCGAGACATCGCGGCCATGTGGTCGGTGATCTTGGGAACGGAAATCCAGCCCCGCGACGTGACGCTGTGCATGGCGGCGCTGAAGCTGGTGCGGCTTAAACGCGGCCCCCACCAAGATTCCTACGTTGATCTTGCCGGATACGCCGCACTTGGGGGCGAGCATGATTGACCACATCAACGACTATGTGTTCCCCGCCGCGCTCTCATTGCTGCCGGCGAAGATGGACACACCAGAAGCGCGGGTGATGTTGCTTGCCATTGGCTTGCAGGAATCCCGGTTCAAGCATCGGGCGCAACTCGGCGGGCCTGCTCGCGGATTTTTCCAATTCGAATGGGGCGGCGGCGTTCGCGGTGTTTTGCGTCACCCCTCGACCGAAGCCCACGCGCTGCGGGTCTGTGAAGCACTGCGCTACAGCGCCGACACAGACACCGTTTACAGGGCCATAGAGCACAACGACACGTTGGCGTGTGTGTTCGCCCGTCTGTTGCTCTGGACGCTACCCAGCCCCCTTCCTACGACCTCAGAAGAGGGTTGGGCGCAGTACATCGACGCATGGCGACCGGGTAAGCCGAAAGCGGAGACATGGCCCGCGTTCTATGCGCAGGCTTCGGCCTTATGCGCTGCATAGGCGCATGTATTTGAACCTCTTTCCACCATTTGGGCCGATTCCTCTCTGAAAGTGGAAAAGCGCCCCGAAACGTGGCCCGCATTTTACGAACACGCGGGCCACCTCGTTCAAGTAAGCGCAGGCAACTGACACTAACACAACTGACCAACCTAACCGCCTGTCGTGATGACATTTTCCACCGTCACGGCAAGAGATCGTGCGAAGAGTGGAAAAGCCCGCAACGAAGGAACAAGACCATGAAACTATTTGACCGTTGGGAAGCCCGTTGGCTTGCTTTGGATCAGGTGGACCGCACACGCTGGAGCGTTGCCCTTAATGCGCTGCTTCTGGTGCTTCTGGTTATCGCCGGCATCCTGGCGGTGCTGTGATGGTCGCGCCCCTCATTATGGCCGCACTCCCCCTGATCGCAGAGTTTGCGCCGGGCCTCATCCGGTCGCTCGCTGGTGAAGATGCAGGTGACGTGGCTGACAAGGTGGTCGGCATCGCCGAAGATCTGACAGGTGCGGTGACGCCCGAGGATGCGCTGATTGCGTTGCGCGGGAGCCCGGAACTTCAACACGAGTTTCGCACCCAGCTTGCCAG